GAGGGGTTCATCAGCGTTTCAAAAGTCACCAGTTTGCTATCCCGCGTCGGGGTGCTGATCATCCCGGTTGCCGCACTCACTACCGGAACATATCTTCTCACAACCTCGTCGTCTTTTATGGCGTAAAGTTGCTCGTCGTCTATATAAGACGTTTCATTAGGTCCCATCATTTCCTCGATAAGCCGCGCACTGTTGCCGATTAGCACCTTGGGTCGCGTCAAAGGCGGACGCTCGGTGATCTTGCCTATTTTTGTGCGTGGCATATCTGCGACGCACGCATCTATCGCCCTGCGCCCGCCCTCGACCGTGCGGGCGGTGAAACTATGCAGCGAATCCTTGCCGCCGTCCAAGCATTCCAGCGAGGTAATGATGTCCGGCCCCTGCCGTGCATTACCGCCGGTCTGGACTGTGCCCTTGAAAATCATTTCCACACGGTCTTGATAACCGACAAACAGCGCAACCGGGATTACTTTCTCGCCCTCTTCGGCATCTTTAACAAGAGACAATCGTTTGGACTCTGCCAGGTTGGTAATCTGTATATTCATCTTATTAAGACCGCCGCGGATCGACTTAGTGACATCGAAGACAATTTGGATCGGCGGCGTTATCTCAATGTTGAGACCTCCGGCGGTTATTCTGAGGATATAATCGCGGCTAAATCTTGGAGTGGTCATCATAACTGCACCTCTACTCCACGGAGCTGCTCCATATCCGCCGCCTCCAGCATGTAAATATTACAGCGTCCGCCGCTGAAGTCCTGCCGCGAGAATGGATCAATCCCGTTTCCGCTGCGGTCAATACAGATAAAATCAAAGGGCTGATTCTGGCTGAGCATGTGCAATACGCCCACGGATAATTTTAGACCGTAAACCACCGTGTCGCCGAACTCCGCATCAAACATCCATATTTGAGTGCGCGGGTAAAATCGCAGCGTGAAGATGATCTCAGACTCTTCAAAAAGGATAGTGTGCCGCTGGATAGGCTCTGCCGTTATGTTTTGCAGTCGTCTCATTCTGGAATCCACCCAAACATTTGCCCCAAATTGGTAGACAAGCTCTCTTCCACTTCCTCACCTTCCTGCGCCCCCTTGTCCGTCTCGCCGTCAGTCTGGCCGTTAGTGGCAATGGCTGCGTTCTGAGCGGCTGTAGTCTTTGTGAATGAGGTTTGCGCAATGCGCACTTTCTGCGCCTCCAGGTTAAAACTGATCGCCTTGCTCTGGTTATCACGTGTGACCTCAAGCGATGTAATGTACATATCGGTGTAGTTCTTGAACGACGTGCTGATTTTGATTAGCTTATCAGTCGCTTGAAGACCTTCCATTTTTTTCAAAAACGCCTCGATATTGGTTTGGGCTTCGCTGTCTTGCAGCCCGAGGTACTTTGCTGCGCCCTGCGTTGCGTCTATTGCAGCATCCACCCGGTCAACCGCGTTGGTAAAGTCATTGACTAGACCCGATACTCGGCTAAGCTGTGCCTGCGTGCGCGCCGGGGCGTATTGAGTGATATTTCCGACCTGCGTTTGCGCCTCTTGAAATGCGGCCACCGGTGCGCTTGGCTGCGCGTAAACGTCCGATACGTTGCCCTCTATGCTGACCGTAAGGGGCTCCCTGATAATGTGATCGTTAACATGGCTACCGTCTTCGAGGAAGGTGGTAGGCACCTTGGCAGAGCGGCTGAATTTTTCGCTCACCTGGGCAAATGCGGTATAACCGCCAATGCCAACAGTTTCGGAGTCGGAATCGGTGTCGCTTGGATACTGCCAATTTAGGTAGTCACGTATGCCGCCGGTGTTTTTTGCGTAGTCTGTCAACTCTCCGATTAGCGCCATTACATTCCCCCGCGTCTGCTTTGGGTCCGTGCGTCCTCAAGCTGCCGCTGTAGTCCGTCGGACGCGGCCTTACCTGCACGCTCGGGATCTAATGTTTTGATCTCCATGTTTATGTTCTGTTCGACACTGCTCGACGTTCCTCCGACGTTCGTTACAGCGCCGCCCGGCTGCATGGCTTGCGAATGAGACTGGGATGTTGGATCAGATACTGATGTTGGCATTGGAGCTCCATCTTCACCGGATTCTTTACCGCCGAAAAGCCCCCCGACCCAGTTGCCAACGTCACCCGCTATACCCGCATCGCCGGCTCCGCCGATAAGTTTTACGGCCCAGTCCGGCAGGATATCCAGAACCTTCTGGCCTACCCATTTAAACAGGTCACCGAACAGCGCAAAAAATGCGTCCGACAAAGTCCCGACAATGCCCATCAGCCCCTCGCCTATTTCTGTGAACCCTCCCAGAAAGTCGCCAGACAAAAGTTTGCCTATGCCGGAAAAGATACTCATAAAGTCACCGAATAGGTTGGAGACCAAATCAGTGACGAAATTAAAGGCGTTCTTGAATCCTGACACTATCGTTTTCAGAACCGGCTGAATATCAAAGCCCAGGAACTCTTGAAAGAAGTCCGCAATGACAGACTCACCGCCTTGAAATGCTTTTGTCAGATCATTAACTGCCCATAATATGCCGGCTACCCCGGCAATGATGAGGGTTATAGGTGATGTTATCAGGGCAAGTGCTCCCGCAAATATTGTAGGGCCAACAGTAGCCGCAACGAACGCGGCACCCACAACGGCAATCAACGGCGCTATCGGTTTCAAGGCATCGAATATGATCTTTGCGCCACCCAGTATCCCGCCGACGACCTCTTTAAAGACCGCAACAATATCCTTAAGCAGCGGCTGTATATCCCAGCCGAAAAATTCCTCGAAGAAGTTTGCAATAACCGAATCGCCGCCTCGGAAAGCTACGATCAGATCATCAAGAACGAGTGCGATAGCTAAAATCCCGGCGGCAATTAACACGGCAGGAGAAAGTACAAGACCAAGCGCTGTTGCAAAGCCGGATGTGCCGATTGTCGCTATCGCAAACGCCGCGCCAGCAGCCAAGATAAATGGCGCCAGTCTTTTGAGCGCGTCAACCAAGTCGACGACAAACTCTACAGTTGCCTCCACGCCATCAACAATCCACTCGTTGTTTTTAGCGAGCAAATCGCTGAAGCCCTCCGCCAGGCCTTCAAGCTCCGGCACAATAGCAACGGCAATTAGGTTTTTAAGTCCGCTCATTGCAGAATCCATCTCCGAGATGGATTCGTTATATTCTTTCAGCCCTTTTTTATCTTCTGGAGATAGCGTGATACCCAGGTCACGAGCGCGCTGCTTGAGCTTATCTGTCTCCGCGCTGGTCTGGCTGAGCATGGAAATCAGGCTGGGATCAATACCGAGCGCCTCGGCATAGCCCTGTTGCTCGCTCATTGATAGGCCTAGCCGCTTAAAGCTGTTGCCGACCTCTCCCAGGATTGCATCGGCGTCTTTTACGTTGCCGTTTGCATCCCTGACACTAATCCCGAGACGTGAGAATTCTTCACTGCCCTTCTGTGCTGCTTCGCCGATCTTTGCGGATAGACCGCTAATGGATGATTCCAGGGCTTGAGATGATGAGCCTGATTGTTCAGCGGCAAATGACAACTCTTGGAGGGATGCGACAGCCACGCCGGTTTGCTCGCTGAGATCGAACAGAGGTTGAAGGGACTGACTAACCCCAGACGCCCACTTAGCGACCGCAAAGGTGGCGGCACCGAATGCTGCGCCCATCGCGCCGAGAAGTTTGATGCTTTCGCCGAGGCTA